TCTAGATTACACACCTGCATTATCAACTAACTTAAACGTAGATGATACATCAACAACTTTCGCTGGTGTATTAAACGGTAGATACAGAGTATATGTAGATCCATATGCTGCAAACGTATCTGCATCACAATACTACATCGTTGGTTACAAAGGTACATCACCTTATGATGCTGGTATGTTCTATTGCCCATATGTTCCACTACAAATGGTGAGAGCAGTTGGTGAGAACACATTCCAACCAAAGATTGGCTTTAAGACAAGATATGGTATCGCTGCAAACCCATTCCACACAGGTAAGGTTGCTGCATCTACAGATGGTGCGATCTCTATCGATGCTAACTCTAACAAATACTACAGAAGAGTTAAAGTTGCAAACTTAATGTAATCTTACTATATAAAAATTAAGAGGGGGCTTCGGCCCCCTTTTTTATTTCTACTAAATAATATTATGGCCACAGTTCAAAGACAACCAACAACAATGGACTATGTCAGTCCTACACAGTTTAAGTTTACAATAACTCAACTTCCAAAAGTAGAGTTTTTTGTTACCAACTGCAATCTACCTGGTATTAGTCTAGGTGAAACTGTGTTTCCAACACCTTTCAAACCAATACCTGTACAAGGAGACGAACTTACTTTTGATAATCTATCAATAGGTTTCCAAGTATCAGAGAATCTAGAAAACTATATTGAATTACATAACTGGTTATTAGCGATTGGATTTCCTAAGTCAAGACAACAATTTGCAACACATAGAAGTACAACATCAAACACATCGAATACTACAAGAAAAGACACGACAAATGATGTTGGTAAAGTACAATTGCAAACACCTGCTAATCCAATGTTTTCAGATGCAACATTAACAATACTATCAAACAAAAATAATCCTTTAGTTGAAGTAAGATTTGAAGATTTATATCCTACAACTTTATCAGCTTTAGAATTTACACAAGAAGAAACTGATGTTACTTACATAAAAGCAACTTCAGAATTTACATATAAATATTATGAAATAATCACATTGTAATTGACTTTTACATAATATTATGTTAGGATATCGTTATGACCTTAGATGAACTTAAAAAAATAGTAGCAAAAGAATTACCTGTAGATAAAGATCATTTAGATACGGAGTCACTAAGAAACCAAGAACTATACGCAAAATTTATAGATTACAAAACTAACTTTGATTTTTTACTTGCAAAGGCAAAGGGTGAATATAAAGTTTTGTATAAAGAAAAATGGGAATACTATGGTGGAAAGGCAGACGCAAAAGTATATGTTACAAAACCATTTGATCTCAAAGTATTAAAAAATGATTTACATATCTACATAGAATCAGATAAAGATATTATAGATTCAGAAAATAAAATAATTTATTTAGAAACAACAACAAAATATATTGACTATGTTTTAAAATCTATTCAATCAAGAGGGTGGGATATTAAGAATGCAATCGAATGGAAAAAATTCGAAGCCGGAATGGTTTAGTAAAGTTCAACAAATGAGAAATGAGGAAGTTGACTTCCTCTATGAAATGGTTGAACAAACTGAAGGTGACATACTTGAGATAGGTATGGGTGGTTCTACTTTTGCATTTTTAGATGCCACAAAAGATACAGATAGACAAGTTTGGTCAATTGATATGAAAAACAAACTTGAAAAATATTACGATTATATTCCACAAGACTATCAAGAGAGATTAAATTTTATTCAAGCAAATTCACATCAAACAGTATTGCGAAAAGAGTTTGGATTATTATTGATTGATGGTGATCATCATTTTGATGCAGTAAGAAAAGATACAATGTCATTTTGGTCAAACGTAAGTGATGACGGATTAATTTTGTATCATGATTATGATTTAAAAGAAGTAAATCAATTTGTTGATTCATGGATATATGATTTTGAATATGCCTTAGTTCATAAAATACAAAACAATCTCATCGCACTAAAAAAAATATGATCTTCGTACATAAACTAAATGATGTCTACCTTCAGGTAGAGTGTGAACCACATGTCTCAAGAGAGTTAAGTTCATTCTTTGAGTTTGAAGTGCCTGGTGCAAGATTCATGCCTGCATATCGTAATAGAATGTGGGATGGTAAGATTAGATTATTCTCACAAAAAACAAATAAAATTTATGTAGGATTACTTTCATATCTTGAGGATTTTTTCAAAAACAATCAATTAGAATATGTTTTACACGATAATGTAAAAGATGAAAAGACTATAAATGTAAATGATGTAAATGGTTTTGTTAAGTCTTTGAAGATACCTTTTGAGGCAAGAGACTATCAGTTTGATGCGATATGCACTGCGATTGAAAACTCAAGAAGATTATTTTTATCACCGACTGCATCAGGTAAATCATTTATCATTTATTGTTTAGTTCGTTATTATAGAATGATGAACAAAAAAATATTAGTGTTAGTTCCAACAACATCACTTGTAGAACAAATGACAAGTGATTTTATATCATATGGTTGGAACGATAAAAATATTCATAAAGTTTATTCAGGTCATGATAAACAAACAGATAAACCTGTAGTTATATCAACATGGCAATCACTTTACAAACTTCCTAAAAAATACTTTGAACAATATCAATGTGTGTTCGGAGATGAGGCACATACTTTCAAAGCAAAATCACTGACAAACATAATGGAAAAACTTGATGTATGTCCTTATCGTTTTGGATTTACAGGCACACTTGACGGAACTCAAACTCATCGTTTAGTTCTTGAGGGTTTGTTTGGCAAAGTGGAAAAAGTTGTTACGACAAAAGAATTGATAGATAAAAAAACACTTGCACAACTAAACGCAAACTGTGTTATATTAAAGTATAGTGAAGACGAATCAAAACAAATAAAAGATTATAAATATTCTGAAGAAATAAATTTTCTTGTGAGTCACGAAAAAAGAAATAAATTTATCACCAACTTATGTAAAAAATTGAAAGGAAACACTTTGTGTCTATTTCAGTTAGTGGAAAAACATGGTGATGTATTGTATAACATGATGAAAGATGACAATACTTACTATGTACATGGAGGCACAAGTGCTGAGGATAGAGAACAAATTAGAGAGTTGGTTAATAAGTCAAACAATTCTATTATCATCGCTTCGTATGGCACATTCTCTACTGGTGTTAATATTCCTAATCTTCATAACATCGTGTTCGCAAGTCCAAGTAAAAGCAGAATTAGAGTGCTTCAATCCATTGGTCGTGGGTTGCGTAAGTCCAATACTAAAAATTCCGTTTTGATTTATGATATATGCGATGATTTAACACACAAAGCAAAGAAGAATTATACACTATCACACTTTGAAGAAAGAATAAATATATACAATGAGGAAAGTTTCTCATACAAAATAAACACGGTAAACATATGACACAACAAATAATTAAATTCAATTCAGGCGATGAGATAATTTGTAATGTTATTAAAGACGTAGGTGATTACTTATCAATAGAAAACCCAATGAAAATGTATACCGTTCCTCGAGCAACAAAACGAGGCATCGTTGAATCTCTAACACTATCAAGGTGGATGTATCCATACACAGAGCAAAAAATATGTAGAGTAAGAAAAGACTCTATAACAACAATCATGTCTGCATCTGAAGGTTTAAAAACTTTTTATCACAGACAACTTGAACAAGGTGAAAAACAAGAACTAAAAATTCATGATTGGGAAGCAAAAGATTATAATGAAGAGTTTGATGAAGATGAAGTCAAAAAAGTCTTAGAGGCTTTAGAACCTTCAAAGTCTGTTAAGAAAAAAATTCTACATTAAACATCTTTTTTTTCGTTGACTTTTATCCCATAAAGTGATAGATTATTACATGGCAAAAAGTAAGAAAAATCCTCAACATTATGTAGATAATAAAAAACTTTTAGAAGAGATGAAAAAGTTTAAGAAGATGTGTAAGGATGCAGAAGCAGTTGGTGATAACATGCCACCAGTTCCACACTATGTTGGTGAATGTTTTCTAAAGATCGCTAATGGTTTATCATTCAGACCAAACTTCATAAATTATACTTATCGAGATGAAATGATTTCAGACGGAATAGAAAATTGTTTACAGTATGTTTATAATTTTGATCCTAATAAATCTAAAAATCCATTTGCCTACTTCACACAAATAATATATTTTGCATTCGTAAGAAGAATACAAAAAGAAAAAAAACAAACACATATAAAACACAAGATAATAGAAAAAGAAGAGTATCGTACACATGATACTTTACCTATGGATTCTACGAACTATAGTATTCATGGTTTTGATCCTACAATGATATTACCTGATGAACCAGTTTACAAAACAAAAGAGAAAGAAAAAAAACAAGGACAATCAGGTCTTGAGGAGTTTATGGAAGATTAATGAAAGTTGCTATATTATGTGATTCGCACTTTGGTGCAAGAAACGATAATTCTTTTTTTCTAGAATATATGTTACAATTCTACGAGGGAGTATTCTTTCCTTATTTACAACAACACAATATTAAAACTGTAATTCATTTAGGTGACTTAATGGATAGAAGAAAATATGTATCTATCAAAACTGCAAAAGAATTTAGAGAAAGATTCATGTTACCTATAAATCATTTAAAGTTAGACTTTCATTGTCTTGTTGGTAATCACGATATCTTTTTTAAAAATACAAATGATGTCAATTCTTTGAGAGAACTAATTGACGGTAGGTCAGATAAAATTAAAATATATGAAGATCCAACTGATGTTAACATTGGTGGATTAGATATTTTATTCCTACCTTGGATTACACCACAGAATCAAATATACACTGAAGGTATGATAGATTCTACAAATGCCTCTATCGCAATGGGTCATTTAGAGATAAAAGGTTTTCAAATGAATAAGGGTATTGTAAGTGATCATGGTGTTGATAAAACTTTATTCTCAAAGTTTCAATCAGTATTCTCAGGTCACTATCATCATAAGTCAGATGATGGTCAAATATATTATCTTGGAGCGCCTTATGAAATATATTGGAATGATTATAATGATCCAAAAGGATTTCATATATTTGATACAGAAACTTTAGAACTAACAAGAATTTTAAATCCTTTTAGAATGCATGAAAAAATATATTATGATGACACGCAGACAGCATATGAAAATCATGATGTTACACAATACACAAATAAATTTGTAAAGGTAGTAGTTGTAAATAAAAAAGACCTCTACCAGTTTGATAGATTTATGGAAAGACTAATGAAAGCAAACTGTCATGATGTCAAAGTGATTGAAGACTTTTCTGATTTATCTGCTGACTCAGTATCAGATGATATAGTTCAATACGCAGAGGACACAACAACATTGATAAACAAATATGTTGATGAACTTGAAATAGAATTAGATAAAGATAGAATTAAAAGAATCATGAGAGGTTTGTATAACGAGGCTCAAGATTTAGAGATATGATTAATTTTAAGTATGTTCGTTGGAAAAACTTTTTATCAACAGGTAATAACTTTACTGAGATACCTTTAGATAAAAACGCAACAACACTGATAGTTGGCGAAAACGGTGCAGGTAAATCAACGATACTAGATGCGTTATGTTTTTCATTGTTTGGAAAACCTTTTCGAGTGATTAGTAAATCACAATTAGTGAATTCTATTAATGACAGAGAAACAGTTGTTGAAGTTGAGTTTAGTATAGGAACTAAAGAATGGAAGATTGTTAGAGGTATTAGACCAAATACTTTTGAAATATATTGTGATAATGTTTTAATTAATCAAGATGCAAACTCAAGAGATTATCAAAAATTTTTAGAACAAAATGTTTTGAGATTAAACTATAGATCATTTACACAAGTTGTTATTTTAGGATCATCTACGTTTGTACCTTTCATGCAACTCAAAGCATCTCATCGTAGAGAAGTTGTTGAGGAAATACTTGACATAAAAATATTTTCTATTATGGGAATGTTATTAAAACAAAAGATAAAAGATATTGCAGACGAAATAAAAGAGTTGGATTATCAGTTTGAACTTGCAGTGGAAAAGATTGCGATGCAACAAAATTACATTGATGATATGAAAGCAAACAAAGAACAAATCATATCAGATAAACAAGTCACACATAAAAATAATAAAACTGTCTTAGATGAAAGAACTGAAGAGTTTGATTTCATTGGTGATGAAAGTATTGACTTGATGAAACAAGTAGATGATCAAGATGTCGTAAAAAATAAACTACAAAAGTTTAATAATTTAAGAGCGACATTGATTGAAAAACACAAACAGTTGACAAAAGATGCAGAGTTTTTTAAGAACAATGATAACTGCCCAGTATGTTTACAAGACATAGAATCCTCACACAAACAATTAATGTTAACAGATAAAGAAAATAAAATAAAAGAAATAGTTGATGGTGCAACTAAACTTAAAGAAGAATTGACAGATGTTGAAAATAGATTGAACGAGATTAATGACATAATGACAAAAGTTCGTGATAATGAAGTTAGAAGAGCAGAGTTATCATCATCGATTACAGAATTAGAAAAATATAATAAAAAACTAGAAGATGAGATTGCATCATTTGAAGCAGGTTCAGTATCAGAAACAGACATTGATAAATTATCAAATATGAAAGATGAATGCAAGGGTATCGAGAATACTAGGAGTACAAAGAAAGAAGAGAGAACTTATGTACACGCAGCCAGAGATATGTTAGATGATGCAGGTATCAAAACAAAAATCATCAAACAATATCTGCCTATTATGAATCAACTAATTAATAAGTATTTAATGTCAATGGAGTTTTATGTGAACTTTAATCTAGATGAAAACTTTAATGAAACTATTAGATCAAGATTTAGAGATGCGTTTAATTATGCGTCATTTAGTGAAGGTGAAAAAATGCGTATTGATCTTGCGTTACTTTTTACATGGAGAGCGATTGCAAAGATGAAAAATTCTACAAATACAAACCTTTTAATACTTGATGAGATATTTGACAGTTCACTTGATGGTCAAGGAACAGATGAGTTTTTACGAATATTAAATACACTTGATAATGAAAATGTATTTGTGATAAGTCACAAAGGTGATCAACTTGTAGATAAATTTAGAAATAGTATTAAGTTTGAAAAAACACAAAACTTTAGTAGGATAGCATCATGATACATAAAAAAATAAAAAAAATAAAATTGTACATCTTATTATATTGGAATACTTTTTTAAGTCGTTTCAAGAAAGACGAAAAGTATGATGATTTTATTTATGAGGACCCAGATGACATTGACGTGGAACAATTCAAAAATTACAAAGATTGATTTATCTGTAACAAACTTTTGTAACGCAGGTTGTCCTCAATGTGATAGAACAAATCCAAATGGTTGTGGAACAGATGACTGGTTACCACTTACACAATGGTCACTACAAGATTTTAAAAAAGCATTTCCGAAAGACTCATTAAATCAATTAGGAGAGTTACAATTCTGTGGCACTTGGGGTGATCCCATGATGTTAAAAGATATCTATTCAATATGTGAATATATTATTAATGAAAGTAATTGTAACATAGAAATAACTACGAATGGGTCAATCAGAGAAGATACTTTTTATTGGGAGTTAGGGGCACTTTGTGGTGATAGATTAAAAATGTATTTTGATATAGACGGTATAGATCAAGATATGCACAGTCATTATCGTAGAAAAACAAACTTACAAAAAACTTTAAACAATATGGAAATGTTATCAAGAACACTTGCCATACCCATGGCACAAACAGTAGTGTTTGAACATAATAGACCTTATCTAAAACAGATAGAAGAACTTGCAAGAAGTTACGGTGCAATTCACTATAAACACTTTGACTCAAATAGATTTGATTATGGTGATACGTTTAACTTCATTGATGAAAATGGGAAAGAACAAACATTAAGAAAATGACAAATTGTATTGAGTGTGAATGGAAGAATAACAATAGAGTTATAATAAACCCAGATGGTCAAGTATGGCCATGTTGTTATTTAAGTAATCTTGCATACAAATATGATATCAATAATGACGATAGATTATACAAAACTGAAAATGATGGTAAGAATAAACATATCATGAAAGAGTACATGGAACAAAAAGATGAGTATAATATATTTAAAAAACCTTTAGATAAAATATTAAAATCAAAATGGTTTGATAAAACATTACCAGACTCATGGAAAAATTATGATGATGCATACTATAAATGTAAAAGATTTTGCACGGTGACAAAAGATGATTAACATAGGTATATCAGAGGGATATCATGATGCAGGTGTGACAATATTAAATGGTCAAGAGATTGAACATGCATCTCACAGTGAAAGATATAGTCGTATTAAAAATGATAAGTGGATATCAAAGGATCAACTACCTAACGGCATACCTAGAAATGCAGAGACAGCATTCTATGAGTCGCCACTCTTAAAAAACACAAGAAGATTGTTTGCTGGACAAAAGTGGCAATCGACAAAAAGAAAATATAATCATTATTTTAAACATCATCAAACACATGCAGCCGCAGGTTATTATACTGCACCATTCCATGATTGTAATATTATAGTTGTAGATGCGATTGGTGAGTGGGATACAATATCTATATGGGATAACATGAAAAAAATTAAGTCATGGAAGTATCCATATTCTTTAGGATTACTATATTCTGCGATAACTAAAAGAATTGGTTTGAAACCAAATGAAGATGAATATATTACTATGGGCATGTCTGCATATGGCGAACCTATTTACGATTTAGAAAACTTACTATATCAAAATAATCACAGAGGTGTAGGCGATATTTATCCTAACGCACATAATTATGATTTGGCTGCATCAATTCAAGCATTATATGAAAAGAAGTTTTTAGAATTATTAAAATACACAACAAAGAAAAAGTTGATACTTATGGGTGGATGTGCTTTAAACTGTGTTGCAAATAGTAAGATACCAATGGAATATGAAATATGGATTATGCCATCACCTGGCGATGCAGGTTCATCTCTTGGTGCCGCAGCACTTATCAATGGTGCAAGAATAAATTGGAGACATCCGTATCTTGGACATAACATAGTAAGAAGTATAAATCCAAAAGATGTTGTTAAACATTTATTAGATAAAAAATATTGTGGTATCGCAAACGGAAGAGCAGAGTTTGGACCAAGAGCATTAGGTAATCGATCTTTGATTGCTGATCCAAGATCAGATATAAAAGATACAGTGAATGAAATAAAACAAAGACAAAAATACAGACCATTTGCACCTATGATATTAGAAGAATATTTTGATGAATACTTTCATGGTAGAAAAAATAGATACATGCAGTTTGTATCAAAAGCATTACACGATTTTAAGTCAGTTACACACGTTGACGGAACTGCTAGAGTGCAAGTCGTAGAGAAGTCAAATCCGTCTGTAGCCCGCCTTATATTGGAAGAATGGTATGAAAAAACGGGGTGTCCTATGTTATTGAACACTTCTTTAAACATAAAAGGTCAACCAATCGTGAATACTTGGACTGATGCAATTGATTTTATGGAAAAGTACAATGTCAAAGTTTTCTAAGATAATTGTAGGTGGATGTAGTTTTACAGATAAGTTTTATCCTTTCACTGTCAAACCTGTGCCACTACATTTTAAAATGTGGCCTGAATTACTTAGTGATAAAACTAATATTGAAGTAATTAATACTGCAAAGTGTGGAATAGGAAATGAGAGAATATTTCATAACGTGGTATCAGAGATATTTAATAATGATAATATTAAAAAAGTTGTTGTAGCATGGACTGAGTGGACTAGACAAGATTTTTTAGTAAATAACAATTGGGTAACACTCAAACCTAATTTAAAAGTTTCTGCAACATGTAAACCTAAGTATGGTGTCTATGATTTACATGAATTACAAAATTGGTATAATGATGCATTTGGTTCTAGTTATCCAACACCTGAAAATATCGTTAGTAAAAATATACATTTATTTTATTCTTTGTATGCGATATGTAAATCAAGAGACATTGAACTAAGAATGTTTCAAATGATAAATGCATTTAATCGTTATCAAATAAAAGATATTGACTATGAACATGATATTAATCTTGCACAGAAAAGTTTAATTAGTAATCCGATATCAACAGAAATAAATGAAGACATGTTTTGGGGTTGGCCTGCGTTTGGTAAACTAGGAGGCATCGAACTTGTAAGACATTTAGATAGAAACAATAAGTATCATACCATCAGTGATGCAGATCATCACCCTAATGAAGAAACACAGAAAAATATTATGGAGTTTATCTATGAAAATATTTTCTAGTTATGATGATCATATATTTTTCATAGACTTCAATAATTTTTTAAGAGATTATAAAGATAAAAATTTTTCATTCTTCAATACATCAGTCGAAGATAATGATAAACATATAAGTAAACTGTTTGAAAATTATGATTATAATGGTGAACATGTTTTTATACATCTTGGTTATGAACCACATGTGCCAGAAGAAACTGATCCAACATTACTTAATTTACTTTTTGAAAAAGATATTGATCTTGATAAAGTTTACGTCATCACATCAAACTATAATTACAAAGACTCACATCTTAAACATATACACTTTGAATACTATGAATATGCAATGCAACAAATAGTTTTTAAAAATGGAAACTTTAAAAGGTGGGATGTTAGTTTAGATGTAGATGTTGTAAACAAACGACATGATAAAAAATTCTTGTGTTTGAATGGATTTCCACATGATCATCGTAAAGATATAACTAACTTTTTTATTAATAATAATCTGATTGAACAGTCTAGTTACTCATATAAAGATAAAGACATTCACTTAGTTTATGATAAAAAGTTTGATAAGATATATCATAATAATAATACGATAGAAGAAAATCGCATACTTGCATATGATACCAGTTGTAATTTATTATTAGATGAAGAGTTCTCTTATGAAAATAGTGTTTACATTATAACAGAATCTTGTTTTAATAATAATCCACAAATGATGGCAATCACTGAAAAAACATACAAGGCAATGTTATTAAAGATGCCGTTTATTATCATCGGTCAACCTGGCAGTTTAAAATTTTTGAAGAGTTTAGGATATAAAACATTTAATCATATGTGGAGTGAACAGTATGACGATATAAATGATCCATTGACGAGAATGAATAAAATAAAAGAACTTATTTTAAATTTATCTAAAGTAGATTTAAAAACAATAGTATCAGATAATTATGATATACTAGAGTACAACTATAGAAAGTTATTATCAAGAAGACCAGAGAAACCATTACTTGATACACTTTGGAGATTACCATGAAGTATCTAACACATTATGATAACTTTGTTCACTATATTGATTTTAAAAAACTACTGAAAGAATTTGATGATAAAAACTTTACCTTTTTTAATACTAACGCTCATGCATTCTTTATACAAAATCAAAAACATATTAGTGATTTATTTAAAGACTATGAGTACAATGGTGAATATATTTTTATTATGCTTGCGTTTGAAATGCATGTAGCAAGTCAATCTGATCCACAAATAATAGAACAATTATTTAAGAAAGATATAGATTTAGATAAGGTTTATGTCATAACAAATAATCACACATTTGCTAATAATTCTCATTTAAAACATATACACTTTGAATTTTTTGAATATGCAATACAACAATGTAATCTTGAACAACCACATTATGATAAATGTAAAAATAATATTGTTATTGATGTTAACAAAAAAAGACATGACAAAAAATTTCTATGTTTAAATGGAAGACCAAAATATTTTAGAAGAAAACTCACAGATTTTTTTATTGATAATGATTTGATAAAAGATTCTAGTTACTCATTTAGAGATGATGATATCACGTTGACATATGATAATAAGTTTAATGATTACTATTATGATGATGATCAAGTGTCAATGAAAAAATGGAAAACAAAAGATTTAAATGTTAATTTAGTTTTTGACGAGGAGTTTTCATATCAAAATAGTATCTATGTTGTGACTGAGTGTTATTTTGATAATGACTTAGAAAACTGTTATATCACTGAGAAAACATTCAAGGCTATGTTGTGGAAAATGCCGTTTATCATAGTTGGTCAACCATATATTTTAAAAGTCCTAAAAAAATTGGGATACAAAACATTTAATCATATGTGGGATGAAGATTATGATTCTATCATTGATCCTCACGATAGAATGAGAAAAATACAACAACTTATTTTAAATCTATCTAAAAGAGACTTAAAAAAATTAATTAGTGAAAACTACGAGATACTTGAACACAATTATAATAATCTAATGTCTAGAAGACCAGAGAAAGAATTACTAGATACGATGAGAAGTTTATCATGAAAATATTATCACAATACGATAGTTTAATATATTATATTGACTTCAAAGATTTTCTTAAAGATTTTAAAGATAAGAATATAACAATATTCAATACATCAACTAGGATAAAGACAAAACATATAAGTGAATTATTTAAAGACTTTCAATACAATGATGAATATATTTTCATTCATATCGGATTTGAAATGCATAGTGCGAAAGATGCTGACCAACAAATCATCAATGAATTATTCAAAAAAGATATTGATCTTGATAAATGTTATGTCATAACAAACAACCCAGGTTATGGAAAAGACTCACATCTTAAAACTATACATTTTGAATATTTTGAATATGCGATGCAACAGTATGATATCAATATAGATGTAAATAAAAAAAGACACGAAAAGAAGTTTTTATGTTTAAATGGAAAACCTGTAACACATAGAAGAGAAATAACGGAGTTCTTTATCGATAATTATTTACTAGACGTATCTAGTTATTCATATAATGATAAAGATTATTCTATTGTTTATGATGAAAAATTTAAGAATATGTATTATGATGATAATAATAATCCCTTGAATATGAAGGAAACTTTTAAAAAAACAAATCAGAATGTAAATCTTATATTTGATGAAGAGTTCTCATATCAAAATAGTATATACATTATTACAGAATGTTTGTTTGAAAGGGAGACTGACAGATATCATTTAAGTGAAAAGACATACAAAGCAATGTTATTAAAGATGCCCTTTATTATGATTGGCCCACCATATTCACTTAGACATTTAAAAAGTTTAGGATACAAAACATTTAATCATATGTGGAATGAGGAATATGATACGATAATCGAACCGTCAGAAAGACTAAATAACATTAAAGAATTAATTTTAAATTTAGCAAAAAGAGATTTAAAAAAATTAGTTGTTGACAATTATGACATTCTTGAATATAATTATAATAATTTAAAAACAAGACAACCAGAGAAAGAATTGTTTGACACTATAAGGAGTTTAAAATGAAAGTAGGATTTGTTGGTTTAGGTAAGTTAGGTAGACCTCTTAGTGATGTTTCATACGAAAAAGGTCACGATGTTACGGGTTTTGATCCTAATGTAACTAACCGTAATCAACCTAGAGAAATAGTTCATGGTTCACTAAAAGAATCTATGAACGATAGAGAGATAGTATTTGTTTGTGTTCCAACACCACACGATGAAGAATATGGTGGAGACAAACCTACAAGTCATTTAGAACCAAAAGATTTTGATTACTCTATACTCATAGAGACACTTACTGAATTAAACACATTTATGACAAAAGAACAAATGATTGTCGTAATGTCAACTGTATTACCAACAACATGTGAAAAAAAATTAATAGACTTAGTTCCTAATACTAATTTTGTTTATAGTCCACAGTTTATCGCACAAGGAACAGTTGCAAAGGATTTTATGGATGCAGAAA